GATATTGCAAGGCGTTTTTACCGAAATGGTAAAGGTCGTATTATTGGCAAACCTTATCTTATGCCAGCATTTTATAGAAATACTGCTAATTTAGTAGATGATATGGTAAAGGAAATAAATGATGCTATAAAATGAGAGAAATAGCTACTGACATACGTATTGCCGTAATTAATGCAATCACTCCTCTGACTCTTAGCGGAGTTACTATTCCAATTTACGATACGGAATTACCGCCTGGCATTAACCCAGCCAACTACCAAGGCTCTGCCGCTTACGTGCTAATTACCGATCAAAACGAGGAGGAAACGACAAATAATGATTGTTCTATTAGACAAAATGTAAGTTTTCAAATTAGTATAGTTACAAAGTTTGCTCAAGGTAACGGAGGTAAAAAGCTTTCTGAAAATATTTCTAATGCGATTCAGCAGAAAATGAATTTAAACGATTTAGTTTTTCCAGCTGATTTGCAAGCAATAAACATTCGAAAAAACTTTAGCCGCGTTCAAATTGAGCAAGGGGCAAGTCAAATAGCTTACCAAAAAATCTTGTCTTATACCTTGGATATTTTTCAAGTGTCTTGATAAATAAAAATTTATGTATATTTGTTAAAACGAATAAGCAATGGCAACATATCAATTAGGAAATTTCTTTACTTTCGAATGGAACAATCTTCCAGTCGTTTGTAAAACTTCCGCTTCTGTGTCCATTTCAAACGAGTCAGTTGTTGTAAGAAACGATTGCACGGGTGACTATGGAGTTAGACTTGAAGGCGGAGACAAATCAGGTTCATTCTCTTTTAGCGGAGACCTAGATTTTGCATCAACTGGAGCATCTAACCTTTCAGCTTTTGACTTGATGGAAGACATCGGAAAAGTATTTGAATTGGTTTTTGGTGGAACAGATTCAGGCGATAAAATCATTACAGTTGACGCTCAGCTAAACTCTGTTGAAATTACCGCCGAAAGAAACTCCCAAGTTTCATTCTCAGGAACTTTCGACTTTGCTGGCGCTCCAGTAATTAGCGTAATACCAACCTAATAAACATATATGGCTAAATACCATTCAGCTCCTTTTAAAGAAGGGGAGATTTTCTTTTACCCAAATTTGGGCGCTTTGGCTAATTTCGAAGACTTTACTGGACAAGGAATTGCAGAAGCATTCAGTGGAAAATCAATACCAAAACTAGATTTAATCTATGTTTTGTTGCTAGAATGCCATAAAGTGGCTTGCATTCGTAAATCTCTCCAACCAATAGAAATGGAGGAGTTAAAAACTTGGATTGAGGGCAAAGATGTTATGAAGCTATTTAATGAGGTTTTAGCTGATTTATTATTGGAGCTTGGCATTGGCAATCCAACCGAGGAAAAAAAAAGGTAAATGAGGAAGAGCAGACAACTGCTCGAGAATATTTAATGCTGCTCGTAGGGCGTACCAAGGTGCCTTATGAGCAGCTTTTTTCTTTAAATATAAAAGAGATTAACGCATTGATTAGAGGTCACGAGATCGATTATAAGGACCTTATTGAGAGTCTTAGAGTTCATGCGTTAATTGGATTGGGACCTCATTTAAAAAAGGGAGCGAATTTAATTCCTTCTCAAATGTGGCCTTTGCCTTGGGATAATGTAGTGAAGCCTTTGGAGTCCACTCCTCAAGACTTTGCTAAAGCAAAGAAATTGTTGGAAATTGCAAGTAAACTAGAAAGAAATGTCAAATCCAAGAATAGAAGTTGATGTTGTTGCAAATGTTGCTGGCGTAGCAAGTGGAGTTAGTGCGGCAACAAGCCAGCTAGATAAATTAGGAAAAGCTGCGCAATCAGCTGCTCCACCGATAGAGAATCTAGCAAAAGCAACTAGTAGATATAATGGTATAGGAATTGATTTTGCTAGGGTAATTCAGGATACGCCTTTTGGAATTATTGGTGTTGGTAACAACATTCAACAATTATCTCAATCATTTTCAGCTTTAGGTAATGTTGGGGATTCAACAAGCACAAAATTAAAATTAGCTTTTAATGCAATTTTTAGTTCTGGAAATCTTTTAGTACTAGGCGTATCAGTTATAACTGCTGCGTTGACTTACTACTCTAAAAATGCAGAAAAAGCTGAAAGTGCCTCAAAATCTTTAAATGACCAATTAGAGAAATATAGAGAAAATTTAGAAGGAATTGCAAAGGCAAATTTAGAGGGAATTAAAAATGCCCAAACTGAAATTTCTAATTTTAAATTATTACAAGCTCAAGCAGAAAATACTAATATTTCATTTGAGAAAAGAATTGAAGCGGTTGAAAAATTAAAAAAACAATATCCTGATTATTTAAAGAATTTAACTAATGAACAAATTCTTACAGGAAATGTTGGTACTGCTTACGATAATTTAACTGCTAGTATTATAGCTACGGCTAAAGCTAAAGCATTTCAATCCCAAATTGGAGCAAATGCATTGAACCAAGCAACTTTAGAGGCTCAAATTGAAGAAAATCTAGTAAAAATTCAGGATTTAAAAATTTTAAAAGCTGATTTTTTAGCGAAAAGTGAAAAAATAAACGCAAGAGATAAACAAGATTATTTAACTAGAGCTGAGGCCATTCAAAGCAATATTAATGATTTAGATGATCAAAATAAATTAAACAAAAAAGAGATCAACAGATTAGATTCAGAAAATCTAAAATTAGCTGAAAATATTAATAAAAAAGTTAGTGAAGGTGCCGATTTTGTAAATGATACTGGTAAAGGAATTGATGCAAATAAAAAGGCTTTAGAAAGATATTCTGCGGCTTGGGATGAACTTAATTTACAGCAAGAAATTGCAAGAGAATTTCAGGAAAGCTTAACTTTTAGTGTAAAAGATTATGAAAAATCAATAATAGGAGCTTTAAGTTCATATGAAAAAATTAAAAGTAAAGAAGTAAAAATTAAAACAGATGTTGAGGGATTTGAAGCCGAAACCGCTGGCCCTAGACCTTTTGAAGTATTTCTTGACGATGTAGCTTATCAAATCAATAAAAAAATTCCACCTTTAGAGCAAAGAATGGCTGAATTTGCGAATACAATTAATGACCTTTTAAAGAATAACGTAACAGATGCTTTTATCGATTTAGGTTATACAATTGGCGAAACTTTGGCGAGTGGAGGAAATGTTTTAAAAGCAGTAGGTGGCTCTTTATTAAAATCTTTTTCTAGATTTTTAGGTCAATTTGGAGAGCAATTAATTGCTTACGGTGTAGCTGCTTCAGCATTTGGTAAAGTAAGCGTTGCCCTTGCAACCCCAGGCGCTGCAATCATTGCTGCTCCTTTAGCGATTGCCGCTGGTATTGCGTTAACTGCAATAGCTGGAGCAATTGGTAGTTTAGGAAGCAAAGGGCCAGGTGGAGGCGGAGGTGGCGGAGCAGGTGGAGGATCAGCAGCTCCTGCTGGAACTTCATTCACTGGATTAGGTTCTCAAGGAGGTTTATTTGCTCAAAATAGAGACTTAAACGGAGAATTAGTAGTAAGAGGCCAAGATTTGGTTTATGTGTTTGGTCAGGCTAATGATAGAATAAATAAAGGATAAATGAACGATTATAGGTTATTGCTTTCCGTACGAAGTGGACTTGGTACGATAACAGTTAACGGAGTAGCTCCTCTAGAATTCTACACCGAAGGCGATACGCTAACCATTGCAGTTGCGCCCGAATCAGGATTTCATACGGCGCTTTGGTATTCTAGCCCAGGCAATTCGTTTATTAGCTCGTCTTTATCATTTAGCTATACAATGCCGTCTAACGATGTTAAAATGTACGTTGAGCTAAGTGGCCAAAATACGCCTATTAATGACTACGGCTTAAAATATGAGGGGGGGTATGCTACCAATTATGGCGGCTTAGTTTGGAACTTGCAAATTCTAAGAACTGGATATTCTGGCGCTGTTACTCCTTTACAAATTAATAATATAACTTACAAATGGGGAAATACAGGAAATGACCCGATAGAGACAATAATTGGCTCTTCGGTTGATTTTACAATTGCTGGAGAAACTGGCGATTTCAACGAGTTTTTAGTTGGTGGAAATCGTACTTGGAAAGTTATTTTAAATCAAATTGGAGCTAATAACGACATTACCAATTATACTTCGGTAAACGTTACTCAAAGTTTTAGGTCATTGACTTATGGCAATGGCTTGTTTGTTGGAGCATTTAGTTTAATTCACTATTCTACGAATGGAATTACTTGGAATACTGTTCCAGCTGGATTAACAATTGAATATGTAACTTTTGGTAATGGGATGTTTGTTGGGGTTGGTTACGCAATTGTTTCAGGGGTTCCAACTGCATTTGCTGCCAGTTCACCCGATGGAATAAATTGGACTTCTAGAACGCCAGCGGCAAACAATTGGTGGCAAGACGTAGCTTATGGCAATGGATTATTTGTTGCAGTTGCTAGAACTGGCACGGGCAATAGAATTATGACCTCGCCCGATGGAATAACTTGGACGTCAAGAAATAGCGGAATCGACCCCGATTTTAGCTCTGTAGCTTATGGGAATGGAATTTGGGTTGCAATTTCTGAAGGCTCAACTGGCGGCACAACTTTCACCTCTTATGATGGAATAGATTGGTCTGAGCAAGCCACTTCGTTTATAAATAGAAGCGTTTATTTTGCCAATGGTTTATTTGTAACTGGAGGACAATGGTCAGAGGACGGAATTAATTGGAATACTGCTACAAATCCTTTTAACCCATTCCAAATTACTTACGGAAACGGCTTTTTTGTAGGTGTTACGAGTAGCGGAACGAATAGAATTTATTATTCAACAGATGGGAAAAGTTGGACTGGAACGCCAGCCGCTTCCAATGCAACATTTGAAGCGATTGCATTTGGCGAAAATACATTTGTAGTTGGCGCAACAAGCGGAACCAATCGAATTAATTATAATTTATTCGAAGGCTTACAACCTTTCTTTACTGGCTACATTGCCCCTGACTTTATTACCTCACCATTTACGAGCGGGCCTAAGCTTTTCTCTTTTACCGCAATTGACGGATTAAAAGGATTGGACGCTATACGCTCAAACTTTAGCTCTTGGCCTGACCCAAGAACCCAAGCAATTTCTGCAATTGTTGGAGCTTTAAACCAAAGCTTTATTGAAAAGCGCCAAGTATTGGTTGGTTGCGAAATCCACGAGACTAGAATGGATTCCGATATTAGCGTTTTTAGACAATTTAACGTGCCTTTAAATGCAATATTTACCGATGGAGAAACGGCTAAGTTTACCAACGGAGTAAGGATTGAAAACGAGCAACTTTATCTAAAAAACACAATCGAAAGGATGGTTAACCCTTTCCTTTGCCGCGTGTTTTTGTGGAAGGACAAGTTTTACGTTATACGATTAAATGAGTTAATTAAAACGGATTATAAAGCTTATACGTTTAACCCTGACACGTCAATAGAATCAACTCAAACGATTATAAACGGCGACGATATCAACGCGGATATAAATAGACCCGAGGAAACTGCAAGACGTGTATTTACCGAGTTTAACGCGTTCCTTAACTTGGGTATTCTTGACCAAGACTCGCAAGGCGGAATCTTTGACGCTAAGTTTGAAGAAACAGAATGGAATTTAAATAGCGTTGCATCGCCTTACCCTAATACATATCAATTAAAGCTTTGGGATTATCATTTTGCAATCCCAAGCAATCAACCTAATAGTAGACCAAGCGGAAACACGGCATTAGTTCAATACGTATCAGATGGTAGTGGTGAATACGTACAAATCTGGACGACTACGACAACGGATGGAGTTGACGACCCTAATTTGTCTTATATTTCAGCTAACACGAATTCAACTGGCGGAGCGATAACAATTGCACAAGAAACGGCTAATACTATTTCTTTGACTTTTAAATATATGGTCGAGACAGTTAGCCGTGAAGACTTTCCAATAACTCCTCCAGCTGGAACGCACGCGGTTGGCTTAATGGTTAAAATTGGAAATGAGTATTTATTTAGAGACACGTCAACGACCTTTGATTGGACGGCAACGCCAACTGTTATGGAGTTCGCGGTTACCGCTGGCTCGGTTTGGAATAGCATTGCGATTAATAACGTTTTAGTCCCAGTAGATGGCGAGGTTGAAATTAGATTGCATCAACTTATTTGCAACTCTGGAACGGCCAACAGATACGTTATCAGATACGACGATTTTTCTCTAAAAATTGAGAAAACCAACGGATTGTCTTTGGCTAAGCTTGGCGTTAAAGCGGTTACTGGCTCACCTTATGCCAACGTGCATCCCGATTATAACACGCACATTGGTGACGCAATTACGAGCAACTCGGCCTCAGCAATTCAATTGATTAATTTAAACAACGAGGTTTCTGAAGGCTGGTCGAGAGATGGGATTGAAGATATGCCGTTACTTGATATTATCGTGCAAGAATTGGCTAATTTGAAAGGTCGAACCAATTACCGAGTTTTGGCAACATTGGAACGTAGACCGATTGACCCATTCAGAGCGTTTTTATTTAACGACCGTTATTGGGCATTGGTTAGTTATCAACTAAATTGCAGAACGGGAACGGCAAATATTGAGCTTTACGATTTAGGAATAGAACCAACTACATAATGTCAGACGTAAATATTAGCAAATTCAGAGCGCAAGTTGTAAGGGATGGCAGTAACCCTGCCACCCCAGGCTTCGTTGTAAGCGAGGGACAAAATCCAGTCGACCCAGCTGGTAGCGGTCAGAACCATTTGCCCGTAACAATTGCGGCCGCTTCTACTGGATTGGCAATTACAGAAAGCCAAGTTTTAGGCGGTGCTGGAACTGTTGCGCAATACATTCGAGGCGATGGCTCTTTGGCTGACTTTCCAGCAACTACGGGCGGCGGTTCGTCTGTTAGCTACTATTTAAATGGTTCGGTTAGCCAAGGTACAATTGGCGGCGTTGCTTATTTGGAGTTAAATAGAATGCCAATCTTTGGAGCTGGAACGGATTTTACTAGAAATTCAGACGGCTACATTGCATCATTTATTACAGACGCTGGCGACCCTAATAAACTAGAAATTCCAGCTGGAAATTGGAATTTAGAAACCTATTTCAGCGCGTCAAGTGGTGGCGGTAATCCGACGTTTTATGTTGAGCTTTACAAATACAACGGAACGACATTTACCCTAATTGCGTCAAACTCAGGCTCTCCTGAATTAATTGCATTTGGAACTAACCTAAACCCTTACTTTAGCACGTTAGCGGTTCCACAAACAACGTTGGCGTTAACAGATAGGCTGGCGTTGAGATACTACGTTACAACGTCAGGCCGTACAATTACCTTACATACTGAAAACAACCATTTATGCCAAGTAATTACCACGTTTACGACTGGTTTGACGGCTTTAAATGGATTGACAAGCCAAGTTCAATTCTTTGCGGTTGGGACTAGCGGAACGGACTTTAATATTGCGAGTTCAGTTGATACGCATACGTTTAATTTACCAACGGCAAGCGGTTCAAATAGAGGCGCTTTAAGTTCGGCGGATTGGTCTACGTTTAACGGCAAAGAAAACGCCATAACGGCTGGCACGACCGCGCAATACTTTAGAGGCGATAAAACGTTTCAGACTCTTAATACTAGCGTTGTACCTGAAGGGACTAATCTTTATTATACCGAGGCTAGGGTAAACGCCAACACAAACGTGGCTGCAAATACGGCGGCAAGGCATAACGCGGTAACGCTTGGAACTGCTAACGGATTGAGCTTATCAACACAAGTACTTTCGCTTGGATTGGCAAGCGCAGGCGTTACTGGCGCATTAAGCGGAACGGATTGGAGTACCTTTAATAGCAAGCAAAACGCTTTAACGCTTACCACAACTGGAACAAGCGGCGCGGCTACTTTGGTAGGTAGTACTTTAAACATTCCGCAATATCAGGCGGCTGGAACTTATGTAACCGCGGTAACTGCGTCAAGTCCTTTAGCATCTAGCGGAGGTACAACGCCAAATATTACAATCCAACAAGCAAGCGGCTCACAAAATGGATTCCTATCTAGTACTGATTGGACAACGTTTAACAACAAGCAAAACGCTTTAACCAACCCAGTAACTGGAACAGGGACGACTAACTACTTGTCTAAGTTTACTGGAGCCAGCACGATTGGAAATAGTCAAATTTTTGATAATGGAACTAATGTTGGTATAAATCAAGCAATTCCAACAAGAACATTAGATATTTTAGGTGCAAGTGGAATTGGAACAGTCCTTAAGTTACAAGGCGCAAGTGGGACAACTACCTATTTGCAATTAGCATACAATGGAGCTACAAATGCTCAGAGCGGTTACATTGGTTATGATTCAAGTTCAAATATGACTTTATTCACCAATGACACCGAGCGAATGCGCATTACATCAGGCGGCAACGTGCTGATTGGCGGAACAAGTAGCACAAACTCTGTGGCTAATTTGCAAGTTTTTGGAAGTACTCAAGTTTCTACCAATAACGGACAAATAAGAATTAATGATTCATCAACTACTAGTAAAACATTATCTATTGGCGTAGATGGAGCAAATAACCTTGCGTTTTTACAATCGTTCCAAGATGGTGTTGCATACCGAAATTTAATATTAAACGGATTAGGCGGCAACGTTGGGATTGGAACGACTACGCCAAATTCAAGATTGCACGTTGCTGGAGATTTTAGAACAGTATTAACATCAGGTGTTGGAGGTGATACTTTAATTGCGGCAATATCGGGAGTTTCAAATGGTTATATTATTAATGTTGATACTAGCAACAATATTACACACACTTGGAATACTGGAGCAAATGCAGCCGCTTTAAGAATTACTCCAGGTGGAAACGTGCTGATTGGAACGACAACGGACAACGGGGCGAGATTGCAAGTTAGTGGCAGTGCTACAATAGGTGGAAATTTAACCATTAGTAGCGGAAATAATCTTAATGTTGTTACTGGTGATATTCATTTTCAATCAAATGCTGGTTATGGTATACTTTCACAAAATGGTAACAGATTAGTAAGTATTCAAAATGGAGCATTTGGTGTATCAGGCGCAGCTACCTTTTCAAGTAGCGTGACTACAACTTTTCTAAGAGTATCAGATTCGGCAGGCCAAATTGGTGAGATTAATTCTAGCAACGCAAATGGTGGATACATTGTTTGGCAGACAAGTGGAACGACTATTGCAGATTTAGGAACGGCTCAACAAATCTTTGGA